AAGAACAATAGATGATGTATTTAACAAGTTACCTTTTACAGATGCTGATAGAGAATTTACATATTTTAGAATGGAAGACTTTTATAATTTTTGTAAGCGAAACAATTGGGAACTAGATAAAACTAAGACAGGTAATCTACTAAAACAGTTAGATGTATTTGTTGAAGAGTCTAGAGTTAGAGTTAAGAAACAACAACCAAGGCTTATAAAAATAAAAGCACTAAAACAAATAGAAGCAAGCACATCACAAGTAAAATATGAGGAGGAACATTTCTAATGAAAGGCACGAACTGGAAGTATCACTGGCACATAATAAAAGAACAACTTGATATGGCACAAGCAAAGATAAAAAGACTAGAGAGAAAAATAAAAAAATATGAAAACAATAATATTAGGTCCACCGGGCACAGGAAAGACAACAACACTACTGAATCTAGTAGACGAGTTCATACAAAAAGGAGTGCGGCCTAGACAAATAGGTTACTTTTCTTTTACCAGGAAAGCTGCAAACGAAGCAGCTGAGAGAGCGGCAAAAAAATTTGAACTTGACCAAGATACTGATTTAGAAAATTTTAGAACACTACACTCTTTTGCATTTGAGAAACTAGGTATGTCAAGAGAGAAGATGATGTCTCCAGCAGACTACAAAGAGTTTGGCAAGAAGTGTAACATACCTATCAAGACAGCAAAGTATTCAAGTGAAGACGGCACATTTAATTCTGATAATGAGTATCTAACAATCATAGAGACAGCTAGAGTAAAACAAGTAGACTTGTTAAAGTATTATGACTCTAGACAAAACATATTAGATATAGAAAGAAATACTTTGTATTTATTATCTGAAGAACTAAAAAGATTTAAAGAAGAAAAGAAGAAGAAAGACTTCACAGACCTAATCGTAGATTACATAGCTAGAGATACTAAAACAAACTTCGAGGTATTATTTATAGACGAAGCACAAGACTTGTCCTCTTTACAATGGGACATGGTAAGATCTATGTGGAGAGACACAGACAAAACATACATAGCAGGCGATGATGACCAAGCTATATTTAAATGGGCAGGTGCAGATGTAGATCACTTTATATCTTTAAAGAAAGAAGTTGATACTATCAAAGTATTAGATGAGTCTTTTAGAATACCAGGTGGACCAATACATGAATTATCTCAAAGCATTATTAAGAAAGTAAATAATAGATTTGATAAAAAATATAAACCTAGATCAGAACAAGGCATCTTAAGAAAATACTCAGATCTTAGTCAAGTTGATATGTCAGAGGGACAATGGCTTGTGCTAGCCACAGCAAACTTTATGTTGGAGGATGTAAAAGAACTATGTGAATTAAGAGGTTGGTATTACAAATACAAGAATAAAAACTCAATAGATGTAAAATTATTACTGGCTCTACAAAACTGGGAGCAGTGGAGAAAGGGTTCAGAACTCACACATATTGAGATTAAAAACATCTACGGATATTTAGGCACAAATGTGGCAGACGGATTTAGAGAGGGTAAACTATTTCACTCTGAAGAAAAATATACATTGAAAGAATGTAAAGAAAAATATGGTCTGATGACAGACAAAGTCTGGTATGATTCGTTTGAAGGACTTGATACTTTCACAGAAAACTATATAAGGAATATGAGGGCTAATGGAGAGAAGATAAATGTTAACCCTCGTATAATAATGTCAACAATACACGGAGCAAAAGGAGGAGAGGCCAACAAAGTTCTTATTCTACAGGACTTAACTAATTCAGCACTTGAAACATTCCAGAATGATCCTGATGAACTACATCGATTGTTTTACACTGGAACAACAAGAACGAAGAAAGAGTTACACATTGTAGATCCAAAAGACTTTAACAAGGCCTATATATTATGAAAACAGAAGAAGCACTACAAACAGCAAAAGAACTAGTTACAGGACCTAGAGCAAAAACCTATGGAGATAAAATAAGAAACCATGCAAACATTGGTAAGATGTGGTCAGCATATCTCGATAAAGAAATTACAGCACACGACGCAGCTGTAATGTTAGCTTTATTAAAAGTTGCAAGAACAAAGTTTGGTAATCCAACGGAAGATACATACATTGATGCTGCTGCATATATGGCAATAGCTGGTGAATGTAAGTTTGACGAGTGATGGAAAGATTTTACATATTTTTATTATATGCATATATGTTTATTGCTATTGTGTATTACATTTTTTATGGTCAGTTTAATAAACACGTGCCATCAATGACCAAAGAAGAGTGGGACAGAAAACTATGAGGACTACTCAGCCACCATTGTTTGCACCTGAAACCGAATGGGTAATGCCGGACGAGTTAAAAGACTTAACGCATTACAAAGAGATAGCCGTTGACCTTGAAACGTATGATCCAAACTTAACTGTGAGTGGATCGGGGAACGTGGTTGGTAATGGACACATTGCTGGTGTAGCGTTGGCCGTGGAAGGTTGGTCAGGTTACTATCCTATAGGACATGAGAATGGTGGTAATATGGATGCAACACTTGTACTCAGTTGGCTTAGAGATTTATTCAAAGATACAAACAAGACATTTATATTTCACAATGCAATGTATGATGTGTGTTGGTTAAGATCATTTGGTATGGATATCAAGGGTAAGATAGTTGATACTATGATAGCTGCATCATTAATAAATGAAAATAGATTATCATACAGATTAGACTCACTATCAAAAGAATATGTAGGTAGAGGTAAAGATGAAAAAGTTTTACAAGCTGCAGCAAAAGCATGGCAAATAGATCCTAAAAAAGATTTATGGAAGTTACCGTCAATGTATGTTGGTCAATATGCAGAACAAGATGCAGAGTCCACATATAAGTTGTGGCAAAGATTACAAACAGAATTGTATGCACAAGAACTTACGGATATATTTAAATTAGAATCAAGATTGTTTCCCTGTCTTGTAGATATGAGATTCAAAGGTGTGCGTGTAGATATAGAAAGAGCACATAAAATAAAAAATACTCTCATACAAAGAGAGAACACAATATTAGATAAAATAAAAAAACTTACAAATGTAGATGTAGAAATATGGGCTGCAGCTTCTATTGCAAAAGTATTTGATTATTTAAAACTACCATACGATAGAACTGCAAAAACAAAAAAACCTAGTTTTACAAAAAACTTTTTAGCTAATCACCCACACGAAATAGCAAAAGATATTGCGAGTGCAAGAGAAATAAACAAAGCACATACAACATTTATAGAAACAATATTAAAACATTCACACAAAGGAAGAATACATGCAGACATAAATCAAATTAGATCTGATGATGGCGGTACAGTCACTGGTAGGTTTAGTATGTCTAACCCTAATTTACAGCAGATACCTGCAAGACATAAGGATTTAGGCCCTTTAATTAGGTCAATATTCATTCCCGAACAAGATTGTAAATGGGGTACGTTTGACTACTCACAACAAGAACCTAGAATATTAGTGCACTATGCAAAGCTACAAGAGTTGCCAGGTGTAAATGAAATCGTTGATGCATACAGAGCCGGTGATGCAGACTTCCACCAGGTAGTTGCAGATATGGCAGGTATAGAACGTAAGCAAGCCAAGACGATCAATTTGGGTCTTATGTATGGCATGGGTAAAAATAAACTTATGGCAGAGCTAGGTTTGATGAAAGAATCAGCAGAAAAACTAATAAAACAGTATCATATGAAAGCACCATTTGTGAAAAGACTCATGGAGAATGTATCAAACAAAGCAAATGATAGAGGCAAGATACGTACACTTCTTGGTAGAGCCTGTCATTTTGATTTATGGCAACCTATACATTTTGGAGTCTACAAACCTCTACCATTAGAACAAGCAAGAAAAGAATACGACGAACCTTTAAAGAGAGCATTTACATACAAAGCCTTGAATAGATTGATACAAGGGTCAGCTGCAGATATGACAAAAAAATCTATGGTTTGTCTTTACGAAAATGGTATAGTACCACATATACAAATACATGATGAAGTCGATATATCGGTGGAGTCAGATAAAAAAGCTGAAGAGATAATTAAAATTATGGAATCAGCTGTGGAGTTACAAGT